ACCATATCCTTTACGTCCATAGGTGAGCGAACCACGATTGTGAATTTATATTGTTTCATTGTTTATTCTCTGGGTAAATGAATACGATGTAATAAGTAATTACAAATGTTAAGCATAGTGCTGGTATAATAGTACTCATTAGTATGCAATGTAAGGTGATACAGAATAGTCTTCATCCTGTTTAAAATACATGTAATCAATACATACAGCTTCAGCCATTTGTTCTACGTCCCTGGCTGCATCCGCAATGTCATAGTCATCACGGAATGTAGTTCTTAATAGAAAGTATCCTGTTTTACTCATGAATCCTCCAGCATTTTATCTTCGTCCTTATTCTTTAATCTTTCCTTGAAATACTCTTTCATAGGTGCATCATCTAATATATATTCAAAATAATTCTCAATGAAGTTATTTAATGTACTTTGTGATATACCATTTAATAGTACACTATCTGCATGATCTTCAACTATTCGTAAACAATCATGATGTTGGCAATAATACATCCATGGCTTATCGAAATAGTATTCAACTGTTGTTTCTGTTTTGAGTGTCATTGTGTCCTTGGCGATTGTGAATTAATAGTGATTACTTAGGAAGTTGCTTTTGATAACGACCAATTAGTTTTGTTAATGCTTCTGGATTAACTAGAACTTCATTAGGAAGAGTATCCCAATCTAATTCTAATGCTACCCATCTAAGTATTAAACCTAACTGTATGTTCTCTGCTTTAGATATACCTACGACACCAATCTTCTTGGCTTTCTTTGGTGTACCTAATACTTTCCCTGCTTTATTATATAAAGCTTCAGCTTGTGCTGGCGTGGTTGGTAGTGTTGCTGTGTTCATGATCTGTTCTCTGTTTGTATGTACTTAGTATAGTCGATCTTGTCTAAGATGCTATCGTTTGTTTGGAAACCCACACTTCTTACTTGAGACACACGCTGCGTCCCTGGCGATTGTGAAAGAAAATATAAATTTAAAAAAGATTGATCAATAAATAATATTGAACAAATAAAATAGGTGAATAACATAATAAATAAAAAAAAAGGTGGCTATTTAGAATAGCACACCAATAGTAAATGTGATAATTAATAAATAAACTAGCACTGTACGCTGTTCATATAAAGCATTAGCCTTATCTAATAGTAATACCTTACTAGTTTTATTTGTATATCTTAAAGACATGACTTCCTCCTTCTAGATATAGTACTAGGTAATTGTTTAATAGTAACAATCTTACCTTGTTGTTGTAACTGACCAATAGTCATTGCTAATTGATAGTAATAGTTGTTAGTTTTCATTTAGAAATACCTGATAAATAGATAAGTTAATACGATTGGCATTGGAGCTAATAAGAATATCATTAGTTAAACCTCTCTTTCATTAACTCTTCATCACATATATCAAATGCAAATGATTCTATTACAACCCAGACCATAGCATTCTTATAACATACAATACTATAATCATTCTCTACAAATAAACATGCAGGATAGTTATCACCCATTGTTTCTTTTACACATTCAATTACTTCTTCTTCATACATATCATAAAAAGAATTAGTTTGTGAATAGTAAATATGTTTGTGAGCACAACCACTAACACATCCTCCTTCAAGGATATACTTGCAGTCATCAACATCGTACACCTCTCTCAAGGCGTTAATCATTCCGTCCATAGGATTAATACCTTAATAAGTTTACAATTTAGAGAATGAATCTCTAACGGCTCATAGCAGGATTGAACTGCTTCCTTGTGCTAGACAGGCACTTGTACTTACCATTATACTAATGAGCCAGTTGCGTCCATGGTTTAGACACCACAGTTGCACGGCGATTGTGAAGTTAATTAGAATTAAATAGTAACTAAATAATAATAATTAACTAACAATCATATTACTAATTAATAACTATTAAACAGTGACTAATTAATAATAATAGAGAAACAAAAGCCCTTGTCGTTAATAATAATTAACTTTCACACTACTCCTCAAACCGTGCAACTTATAAAGCAGTAAGTAATTCACTTTATTAAACCTCTTATTAAATTTGATTAATAACAATTAAACAGTGATTAATAAGCAGTAAGCTCTAACTTAGTTTATAAGAGATTCTAGTTAGTTTTGGATGTTTATCTCTCATGTACTCATTATAACCATAAACTCGATTGTTTGTCATCATTTAATTTGATAACCACACATCTCATTTAAGACTAGTGATGAGTATCAAGTTTAGATCTTTTGTCTTCCCTTGATATATTCATTATAACCACAACATCATGAGACTGCATGAGATTATCACCAATACCACACAGTATCATTGAGTCTATCTAGTCCCACACGATTGTGAACGTAAGACTCACTGCTATCACTGTGTTGTCTCTTCTCTTTACTGTTTAGTACTGATTACAATTGATTAAACAGGCAGATCGCTACAGATCACTGCGTTTTAATGTGTTTAATAAGTAATAAACAGGCTGCATCCCCGTTGTGAACGTCCTTGTTGTGTTTTTATTAGTGACCTTGGGGGGACTTGCGTCCGCGTGGAGTCGTATATTGACCTGAGAAAATTATGTCAAATTTTAAGGGTAGTAGGGATGTAGTTAATGTTAAGTACTACACGGTTATTGCAGTCAGTAGCGGAGACACCACAGTGTTGTAGGTGTCCATAGAAGGTAACTAGACGGTTAGCTACTGAGGGTACGTCTTGTAGTGCTTCATCTTTAAACTTAGTATAACCGTTATTAGTGTTTAAGTAGAGTATAGCGGTTTGTTGGTTAAGGTTCATATCTGTATGGAAGGGAGATAAGACACCTTGAGCAGTACGAGGTCTTAGATTAGCTTTAATGCGGAATATGTATTGAGCATTAAGTCTAGTAAGGACTGGTTGAAGGAAGTTAGACCAATTATTAAGTGAGGGTTTAGATACATCAAAGAATGTATGAACGAATTGGAATTGGTCTAGTCCACGTTGTTTATTAGCTATACCATTATTATAGTTCCAAGTAAAACTATCACCAGTCAAGTAGTTATGGACTAGTTCAAAGTCAGAGGGAGATAGGAAGTCATCAATTATCTGCATAGGGTAGATCTAGTTGCATTTCAGGTATATAGAAGGTATCAGGTTTATTTTTACGTATTTGGCAGACATAGGTGGTCTTATCAGGTCTCTGATAGGTCATATCTGATTCATGACTATTATACAGTAACATCTGTATAATACGGTCTCCTTTATTAATCATAAGTAGGGTGTTAGTGGTAGTGTTATAGGAATATCAAATGATGATATTAAGATAGAGGAAATTGTTGTCGTGAGATAACAAATTTCCTCATCGAGGGGCTGGGTCCACCCTTCCCTTCCCCTGTATAGGTGGTCCATTGCAGCTAAACCCAGGTGGGGACTGAGTTTCCTGTTTCTTTACCTCTAGCTTTGCGTCTTTGTTCGAGACTCATTCCCATAACTATATGGTTAGCGGAGGATTCAGGGTTTTCTAGGAAGTCTTGTAGCATGTCGTTGAATTCTTCTAACTCTCTTAGTTTCATCTGTTCTGTAGCAGATATAGCGAGAGCATCTGTAAAGTATTTAACGCCTTGTGCAAGGCAGTCTAGTCTATCGTCGTGTTTAACTGCACCTTTTTCACGACACATCCTACTCATTTGGTAGAATAGCATGTATATGAGACGTTCTTCTGGTGCTGCGTCTCCATTAGATTTATAATCCCATTCTATAACCTGCCTATCAACCACCAATCTGTGCTGATTAATGATAGGTTCAAGAGAATCAATAATACGATCTTCTTTGCGTACGTTAGCTCTAACTTCTTCAATGTCTACTGCCTGTTTACGGGTGATAAGGTGTTTACGAATTAGTTCAGAGACTATACCGTCTCCGAAGTTTGTCTCAATAACTAACTTGGTTACATTATACTTTCTACAGCCATCGAGAATGTTAAGTAGTGTCTTATCACTATAACCGTCTCTGAAGGCTCTCATTTCATGTAAATATATAAACCCATTGCGTTGAGATAAGAAGGCTGCTGCAGTCTCATCTGTACCCCTTCCAGAGGGGTCTATGGAACATATAGTCTCTGAGTATTCAGACCAGTTTCCAGCGATCTGCATTGGGGAGTAGAAGTAGTCTCCTGGTAAGCCGACAGTTGGGAGATCTTTAATAACATTGGAGGGATCACTACACCAAACAATATTATCGGGGGCAGTACTAGGATTAACGCTAGTAACGATAAGGTCTGCCATCTTAAGGGGGAATTTCTCAGCATCTGATAGGGAGGTATCTAATTGAAATTGAAGCATATAGTTAGAACGACCCATAGATGCTTCACGTTCTATTAGGTCGTCTTCATTAAATCTATCTGGGTCAGTACATGTCCAAGGCTCTACACCAGCATCTATATCCTCTTGTATTTGAGGAGCTAGTAGTCCTTCATACTGGGATAGTTTACCTTTTCTTGGGTATCTACTGGGCCAAACGAACGGACGGTACGAACGCTCTGCCAACTTACGATAAACAGTAAAGGTAGTCTGAGGAGTCCCAAGATACATAATACGGCTATCGCTTTTCGGCGTGAGGATGGATTCCGCTTCAGTACAGAGTTGAAGTAATTTCTCACGCATAAGCTCCGTCATGGAGTTTCCAGGTACCTCTATGTCGTCCAAGATCATGAGATCTGCTCGACTTCCTGTTAACTGACCAGTTATGCCCACCGACTTTACGCTTGGGGCTTGGTGAGGAGAACAGGCGACGTCGAAGCTGATGCGACTCCAACGTGAATCGTCTTGTTTCGGTCTGAGATGACTGAGCCATGGGGTTTCAATAATTAGTTTTTGTAAAAAGATTGACATGTTATCTGCTCTCTCTTTGGAGGCAGATATAATCATTATTTTTCTTTCTGCGTCATTAAAGAGTGTCCATAACACAAAAGCACCAGTAATCCAAGATTTACCAACACCTCGAAAGGCTTGGATCTGTAATCTTTTTGGTCCATGTTGAAGATAGTCAGCGATAGAATACTGTGCTCTTGTGGGTGATGGAAGACCCAGCTGTTCCCACAGGGCTTGTAAGAACAGCTTAAAATCCGACTTAAGAAAGTCTAGGGTATTCATTTAGGTGCATCTTTATTTTCAGTTTGAGTATATATTTTCTTAGTATCTAATTTAGAACCTGCCATTTTTTCTGTAGCCTCTTCATCGAAAGCACTGATGTTCTTGGTTTGGCCTTTAACACCTTCACCATTCTTTTTCGTACCACCACTTTTACTGAAGTCTAGTCCTGAATCTACAATTGTACTAGCAATATTGCCAGCACTACCTCTTGATCCTGCCTCTGCGGCTAGTGCTCCTGCTTGGAGGAGCTTTTTTAACATGTCTGGTTTCATAAGTTTTTAATTAAAATTTTTTTTTCATTAATTCTCTGACTAATTTTTTATATCTTCTTTCTAAGATTTTCAGTCGAGGATTTGCACTTTTACCTAGTTTTTCTACTTTAAGTATTTCTTCTTTAAGTATGTTTATTCTATCTTCTAGATCGAATTTTAAAGCATCAGGATATGCCTTATCAATATCTTCTAAAATCTCTCTTAGTTGTCTACTAGTATACTTTTTAACTATTCCTCCACTGTTATCAGTTATTGTATTAGTAAGAGCTTCAACTATTTGTTCTGGTATTAATGTATCATTTGTATGTAAATAATGATAAGCTTTCTGTGCTTCTGCAATTATCTTTTGACCTTCATCAACTTGTTTAAGGTAGAGATCTAGCATTTTTAATCTATAAGCATCTGCTTGAGCTTGAGTCCAATTCGGACCTGCTTCAAATTTTTTCAATACATCCATAGTAAAAAAGTTTAAACCATGTTTACCATGCAATTTATTGAAATAAGCACTTTTTAAATTATGAACACTTCTATCTAAAGCTGTAAGATTATCTGCAGCATTTCCTGGTTTATAACCTTTGGCTAAAATTCTTTTTTGAACTGTATTATACATATTACTTCCAGGTACTAATCCATGATATATAGGCATAGATTGCACTAGAGTAAGTCCGTGATCAACATCTATTATATAACCTTTCTTACGAACTAAATTAGTATCGTATAAAGCTAAGAAATTTTTTTGAAGTTGTTTTGTATAATCAGCCCAACTAGAACCAATAGCAGCTTGAGGGTTAGTAGAGACAACTACAGAAGTAATTCTTTGTTGAGGGCTAGTTAATTTTCCATGAAATGCAAACCAATTAAATGATTTACCTTTACCTGCTACTTTATAATCTACTATATGCTGTTTAATGTTCGCTACTTCTTGTAAATTAGGTTCTACATAACCCTGAGTAAATTTTGGATTCAGTTTATGTTGTATACCTCGAAGTTGCATATCTAATCTATTTCTTTCTACATCATTCATCTGATTAAATATAGTACTCATTTCTTCAACCATGCCTCTTTTCTTGGCATCATTAAATTTAGATACTAAATCCACTCCACCAGTATTAAACATTACATTTGATCCTGGTAGATTTGTTTCAACATATTTTCTTGCTTCTGTAAGATTTCCAGCTTTAACTAAATCATCTACTTTGTTTAAATGTTTAGCTAAACTAGCTCGTCTAGCTAATTGAGCACCTCTTTTAGCTATACCTCCTACTGGAATAAAATCAGCTACAACTCTAGATAGTTCTATATCTAATCCAGTACCAGCTGATGTTAATTGAGCTAATCCTTCAAATGGTAAAGCAGCTAATTCTATAGAACGTGCAGTACCAGCAGCTGCTACATCTAATGGATTAAACCAGTTATCCACAGTTCTAGCACCTTGCCATGCAGTCCCTACACTTTCAGCTGTAGTCATAGCAGCTTTAGTTATATTAGGTCTCCAAGATTCTGGAACAGCATTCCATACATCTTGCATCTGGCCTTCACGCCATTTCTTACCTATAGTTTTCTCACCCCATCTTTGACCTAGAGTTTCCCAACCTAAAGGATCAGTATAATCTACATGATCAGTAAAATCAACAGCTTTAACTCCAGTTTCTATTTTATTCCAAATACCTTCGAGGAAACTGTTATTGTCTTCCATTACTTCGCTCCGTATTTAGCTTCCAACTCTGATGTTCTTTGTTCTTTTCTTATTTTTAGATCTTGTTTAACATCAAAGACTGATGGTTGTTTTCCGTCTTTAGTTATCGGTCCTGGTGCTTTAGTAGTCTTATCTATTACATTTTTAGCTATATTAGAAACACCACTAATAGTTAATTCACCTAAAGTTTGCATTTGCCCAGGTAAAGTATCTCTATAGGTTAAAGGTTTATCAGTACCTTCTTTTCTAGCTTTTCGTACAGAAGGAGGTATGGAAAGAAAGTCAACACCTTTTTTAACTATATTTAAACCTCCTTTAAGTATTCTTAAAGGTTGTGTTCCTACTGGTTTAATCTTACCTTTTTCAACATAGACTTGTACTCCTTGATTATTTGTAGCATAACCAGTATAATTCTTTTTCCAAGGTTGTTTTTCACTCATTTCCTTTTTGCCCCTCCTCTGGCACGATTCTTCTTAGGTATTTCAAGGGATAATCTATTACCCTTATGAGAGACATCTTTACCGCCTTTACCCATGATACCTAGCTCTCTACGCTTACGTGAGAGTAATTTACGGTATTTACGTTTAGCAGCAGTACTATTAATCTTCTTTTGTTTCTTCTTTTGTTTTTCGTAAGACTTCCTACCTTTAGCAGATTGATAATATCTAGAAGTCTTACCAGGGTTCTTAGCCCGTCTTGGAGCCATATAACCTCCGTTGTACTAGTTCAGGGTCAACTTTAGGGAGGATTCTTGTGAGCTTATCCATAGGACTGCCCTCGTAAGCAACGCCTGTTATGTCATTAGTCTTAAGCCAATCACAGGCTGCTTTTAAGTCTTGAGTACTAGCCTCGCCACTACGAACCCGTTTAAGGAATTCATTAGTGACAAGGTTATGTAACTCATCAAACTTTTCTTCTTTTGCTTTCGCCATTAGTAAAGATCGTATTCTACTTTATCTTTTTTATATTGAGCTTTACCTGCTGGTGTATCCTCATAACCATAATGCAGATGCATATTACCATGTTTAAGTCTTTCCTTCATCTGTCTCTGGCCTTCATTACTTCTCTGACCAGCTTGAGGATACATCTTTTTATAGTCTATTTTCTGCCCAGCTGCAGCATTAGTATTTTGCTCATCAAAAGGTTTAACCTTCTTAGCTCCATTAGAAGCTCCGTTTTTAGACATAGTCATTCTCTTCTGTTGAAGTTATTTGTGTATCATGGTTATCTCCCATGGATGAACCTCCTTTCCAATCCATTCCAACTGCTGATAGTTCTACACCATTCAGCCAATGTTGAACTGACAAAAAGCATCCTCCTTCTGGACCTGCTTTAGCAGAGTGTTCAGTTGTTGGCAATATTCTAACTTTCATATGAGAAGAAGCAGAAAGATTGCTTTTTTTATCGGGTGTATTTGCGAACCATAAAGGTAGTATAGTCTTACCAGAATGATAAAACTCAATACCTTTTAATGCTACTTCGTAAGAATCAACATTAGGGTGTGTATGTGGTGGGATATAGGTATTTGGAGTTACAGTAACAAGTTCTACTTGAAATGGTTCTTGCCTATAAATACAAAGAGAAGTCAGACCATCTACAAAGTGTAAGGATTTCTTTAATGGTACGAAGGGTATTTGACCCTCACTCATATACCATTTTAGAAAGTCTGTAAGTTCATCGTTGAATTCTTGTCCAGTATCATCTTTCATTTAAGATAGTAGTTTCTTTTTAACAATTTCCAATGCCTGATCATCTAGTTTGTTATCAGTTCTAGCGACGTAAGCTTCTAGTAGATCTACTACTAGTTTCTTCACTGAATCTGACTTCAAGAAGGCGAAAAGGATGGGTTTGATAATTAGGATCATTGTATTAGGGGGTTAGGGTTTACTCGGACTCTTTAGCTTTTTCTTCTGCTGCTTTTTTAGCAGCTTCTTTTTGTGCTTCTATAGATATTTCTAGAGAAGTCGGATGCCTTGGTGTTACCACATCAGGCTTGTAAGCATTTAATGTACTCATGTTACATGTTTCTTTAGGTTTACTCCATGGCTTATACCATGGTGGCGGTGGGGTTTTACATTTAACTATTTTATTAACAGCTGTTTTCCACGTTTTAATAGGTATGACATCACTACACATTTGAGATACACGAGTATTAGGAAGTAGCATAAATCCTTTCTGTTGCAATTCTGCACACTTAAGGACTCTAACTAACTCATAATCTAATCTCATCTTCTCTTCTTGTCTAGCTGCTATACTACGACACCTATTCAAACCTTCACGATCTAGAGGTACCATAAAATTGATCTGACCTCCCCAGTTCTCAGCCATTGTATAACTAGAGGGTCTCATTCCATCTTCATCTATATCCCATGGTTTAGTATGATTTCCCATATAGAATGGAGAGAATGTCATTGTAGCTCCATTACAGCTGATATTAGGACCGTAATGTTGTCTAGATGGTGCACCATTATTTTGAAATTGCACGGCTTGGTTGGTCACATTGCCCGTTGCAGCCGCTACTGGGTTAGAAGTATTATTTGTCTCACCTTCATTAGCACGAACTGGTGCTACTGAGAGAAGACTGATAAGGATACCGTAGTAGAAGTAGTGTCGATTTCTCTTTCTATTTCTGTTAGCGACAGTACCTGATTGGCTGCTCTTGTTGTTATTTCTAAAGTAAATGGATCCCCAGCTGTATGTAGGGTGAATACTGAATCTGAATCTACTATTCCTCCAGATGTTGCTGAAGTATGAGTTATATTTTCTCCAGACCATTTGTTTAATGGAGACCCATAGGTTGTCGTAGTTATTTCTTCTACGATCTCTTGAGTTGTTGTTGTTGTACTGTTCATCGAACCCTGGGTGAAGTTTGGGGTTACTAATTCTGCTCTTGCTACCGTGGGTGATGCCAGCAATAAGAGTATTAACCATTTCTTCATTGCTTTGGTTTTTCCTTTTTATTATTACCGTTGCTACCAGTGGTCAAACCGAATGTTGCAAGTGCTCCAGTGAAGACACTGGCAGGAAAAGTGATGTCCCCACCTGGACTTTTCTTGATCATTGGTATTTCTACATAATTTAATGTAATAATAAATCCACTCCAAACAACTACGCCAAGTCTGACGAATGTTCCAAGGATCTGGATTTGGTGTTCTTGATCCTCTGCAGCATCTTTCAGCTTTCCGAGGAGTCCTTTTTTTTCTTCCGCTGTTCCTTCCATTTGTTAACTTTGGCTTGCAGTTGTTTTTGAACTTTCTTTTTAATTGGTTCAAATAAAGACTGAGTAATAGTAGTAGTCGTAACTGCTACAACTGCTGTAGTCACAGCTGTCACTACCACTGCTGTCTCAGGTACTGGCATTTTAATGTCCAATACAGGTATCTTTAAACTTGGTGCTACAGGTTCTTCTGTAGCTTCTTCCTCTACCCCTTCAGGAGCCTCCAGATCGCTCGGAGGGATCACTATAGGCTTATACCCTGGAATCCGAGCTGTAGGTGGCTTAAAGTCGATTTGCATCGTAGGTAGTTCTCTAGGAAGGTTAGCTGTTGGCAGCTTAATCGGCTGCATCTGCAGTGTTACCTTCTTCTACCCATTCTAGATACTCTTGGTAGTCTGTGTTTGCTGGATCTTTCGGAATCCAAGCACCATCTTCTTTTCTTAAAATAAATTCTATAGGTGTACCTACCTTTGATGGTTCAGTATGGTTTCCTAGTAATTTGTAAGTGTATGACATAATTTAAAGCTCCGCAGATGCTTCAAAAGCAGTTAGATAAAAAGCGGCTGCAGCATCATGATTACTTGCAACATATGATTTAAAATGATCCGATGTATTTTCATATTGAGCAAATGAACCACCACCAGAATATGTCGCAGTACAAGTAGGAGTAGCTCTCATGGTTTGTTTAAATGGAACTACTATCTGTTTATATTGATTATGGTATTGAAATGCAGGATAGTAGTAATTACTTATCACAGGTTTGTAGAAATACCTATGACACCTAATTAATTCCTCAGCGTATGTTCTATGTTCAAATTCAGTGGCATATTCTCCTACTTCTAACTGAGTACCTGTAATTTCAAATGTTGCATCGTTTGTTGTCCACCAAGTAGATGTGTTATCTGGAGTTTCAGCAGCAGTGGACGTGGCTACCCAAGTGTCTACTACCGAACTATTATTAGTCAGGGCTGTTCCATAAAAAGGAACCCATCTGATATCTAAACCTGTACTATTACTATTATCTATCTGTACATTAGAATTACCAGGTATTTTCTTTGTTACATATGTCCAAGTATTTGCACTTACAGCAAAGGAAAATGGATAGTTTTGTCCTGTACCAGCAGTAGTTTGGAGTAATCCAAAATATGTTTGAGCAACACTAGCTTTTACCCAGAAAGATAAGGTTATATAACTTGATGTAGAAGTATGGTTCCAGCCACAACATGCAAGATCTGTAGCTTCTACCTTCTGTCGTAGTGAAATATAATCACTAGCTCCAGCTCCACCAGTCTGGTTTCCATTTGTTATGTGCATGGAGTTTCTAAATCCTTTTTCCCAAGGCCCAGTATCACTAGAAGTTAATGCGTGTTGTGCAAAGGTAGGTGCTTCATTCTCTCCACCATATGTATGCTTAAATCTATCAACAGTATGATACCCATCACCAGTAGATGATGTACCTCTCTGAGCAACTTCCATTGCCCCATTGATAAATAAATTCCTAAAGCTTTTAGGATTTGAAATATCTACTGCAACAGCTTGTCCACTGGTTGCAGCATTGATTGTATTTACTTTTATTGTACTCATGATTTAGGATTGTCAGATTTTACTTTAGCAACGGCATCGACCCAAGTTGTTGTACCGTTCTTTTTGTCCCAGTATTGCATGTCTAATTGTTGTCGTATTGAGGGGTAAGCATCAGCTCTTTTACGAGAATAATCTAAAGCATCAAAGTCATCTTGTAACTTCTTAAGTCCTGCATTTACATCAGCTTCACTAGGTTTAGAACCACCGTCATGTACGATTAGGTTTGCATAAACTTTATTCTTAGAGTCAGACCAACCAAACCATTGGCCATCTCGGACAGTAATTAAATAATCTTCAATCTGATCTGCTCTACCTGTTTGTCTATTCATTTTATGTATCTCCTAATCTTATGAACATTAACGTAGTATTATCATCGCTTGAACTTCCGTACATTTGAACACTGTCACTAGCTGTCACTTTGATACTTACTTTGTCATTTGATGTATTAGTAATATCAATTGTTGTATCAGTCTGCAAACTCCCCCAGGTATTATTACCAGAATCGTAGACGTTCACATATCCAAACGCCCTATTATCCCAATTACTGCCATTATCATTTGTTGTTTTTATCACTCCTTCTACCCATCTTGCATGGCCATTTCTTACAGCGTCTGCTTTAAATATTACCCACCAAATACCTGTACTGGGAAAAGTAAAGATACCTGAACTTTCAGACATTCCTGTACCTATTGGCATCCCTTGACTAGGATTAGCTGTATCTACACGTTCCCAATTTGAACTTATAGGATCTCCAATGGTTGATCCTGTAATACTCGAATTAAGTCTCCACTTATCTACAACTGTAAGTGCTGGGCTTCCAAATTCAAGCGTTCCAGCAGTAGAACTATTTCTTAAATATTGACCAGCGGTACCTACAGTTGCAGGTAGTTTAAGTGCTAGATCAGAAGCAGGGTTAGTAGCAGGAGCTTCTATACTCATGCTATTCCCGCTTGAATGTTTTAATTTTATTGAACTCATGGTTTAGGGTATTTATCCTTTGTTGTTTTAATTGTAGCTTTCCATGCATCTATACCATTATGGTAGATGTCATCCAACTGATCGACCACCGAAGGATATTCTGCTGCTCTTTTTTCTTGATAATCAAGCTTTGCTAATTCAACTCTTGCCGCATCTATAGCGGATTGAACAAGGGTAATTGGTTTACCGTCTTTATCAAAAGCACCTGTGAGGTCATTAATCGTAATAGCCTCAGGATAAGCTTTTCTAATTGCATCGAAATCTAATCCCATTATGCTGCTACCTCGAATAAATGTATATATGCATATTGAGCACCGTCATTAGCAGGATACTCAATTTGGGCATTGGCTCTTACATAAACTTTATATGAAACAGCTGAAGTAGTATTTGGACTATCTAAATAATTGAAGCAAACTGGAACTATTATTCTAGAACTAGCACCATAAAGTTGTAGGAAACCAGCGTCATTACCACTCGAATCTCCTAAATCTGTCCAGTTACTACCACCATCTGTACTTCTATAAAGAGTTATATACATTACACGAGCGTTGCCTTCTGTATTACCATCTCCACTTACTTGCACATAGATTTTATTACTAGAAGCTCTAGGTGTGATAGATGCAGTTAAATTTGAAGCAACAAAAGTAGCACTACTTGTTGTAACTCTACTGTTAGTTGAACCTGCTACTAATTGGATTATTGATCCTGTAGACATTGCTGCATCTGGTAAGGCTGTAAACCCTGTTACAGCTCCATTTCCATTAATTGTTACTGTCATTAAACTACCGTCCAGTTTTCACCAGCACCTACCGTAACGGTGATACCAGAATTTATAGTGATAGGTCCAAATGAACCTGCGTTGGTGTTATTAGTTATAGTATAGTCATGGGTAACTGTTTGTTGGTTTTCATAGAATACAGCGTTAGCATTTGAGTTACCACCTTTAGCACCAGCTGAAGCAGCTCCCCATGATATATCAGTGCCATCAGATGTAAGTACTTGAT